CCGGTGAGGTTGCCCACGGTGTTTTTCGCGTTGACGTACCCGTCGATGTCGATCTGGGCGCAGAGCTGGATCACCTTGGGGCGCAGGACGCGGTTGCTGAAGTCTTGCAGCTTCAACGTCATGTCGGCCGAGGTGAAGGCGGTGTCTACGTGGCGCTGCTGGTTGACCACCAGCGGGATGCTGGTTTCGACGTAGTCCTGCGGGGCGAACGAGGCACCGGACGACACAGTGAAGCGGGCCGGGCGACGGACGTTGATCGTGTCACCGATCTTCATCTCATCCTTGCCGAACTCCTGCTGGTGCTTCCGGCTGACCTTCTTGCCGAGGATGATGTCGTTCTTCAGAATGCGGAGGCATTCGTTGGTGTACATCACCGGGTTCTGGTATGCATTTGCCATGGTGTTACCTCATGTGTTTGGCCGCCCAGCGCATGTAGGCCCCCGTGTCCTCGGGCGGTGCGTCGGCGTTGCCGCCTGCGCCACCCGACGACCCGACCGGCTTTCCGGGCGCTGGTGCGGACGATGGTTGAGCTGCTGCGTCGGTAGACGAGGTCTTCAACGATGCGGCGATTTTGCCCAGAACGACCAACTGCGTGATGGGGTCCGCGCCCGCGAACTGGGCCACGAGGGCCGGGTTCTTTTGCAGGTGGTACGCCACCACGGGGCCGTCGTCCATCGTGCGAAGCGCCCGCGCGACCGCGTTGGGCACCTGCACGTCCGCGTCCTCCATCACCTCGGCGAAGTCGGGGATAGCTGCGGCAGCTTTCGCGTGCCGCTCCGCGTACGCGCGTGCGATGGCGGCCTCGCTCGCCTGCGCAGCGGTCTGCTGCGCGTGCTGCTGGGCCTGCTGGTCGCGGGCCTGCATGACCCGGACCATCTCGACCCGGTTCTGATGCACGGCCCTGCGGATGACGAAGTCCTCATAAGACTCGTCCGCACCACGCACGGGTGGGGCCAGCGGGTCGTCTTGCTGTGGCGCTGGCCCAGCAGCGCGGCTTTGCATCGCCTGCTGGGCCAGCGCCAAGGCGTCGGCGGCTCGCTGCTCCGCTGCACGCTTCTCAGCGGTCAGCTCGGCCATGCGTTGGTTGACCTTGGACTGGGCTCGCGCCGCACGCTCCGCGCTCTTCTGCGCAGCCTCGGCAGCGACCCGGGCATTCTTCTGCTCGTCTGTTTCCTCGTTGTGCTGCTGATCCTCAGGCGTGCCCGTGCCGCCCGGCGCGTCGCTGTCAAGCGGCGTGTCGTTATCGGGCAAATCCCCCGCCAAGTCTTCAGTGCCGGGTAGCTGGTTGTCTTGCTGGTCCATGGAAAGGCTCCTTGGTTGAAACCCCCGCTATGTCGGGAACGGGTGCCCGTGACTGCTGGTTTAAAGAGAAGGTCTTGTAGCTGCTGGCTTACTGATCGAGGTTGACCAGCAACGAGTCGAGCTGGAACGTGTCCGTGCCGGTCGCCTTGGTGCAGGTGACCACGACCTCGGTTTCGAGGTTGAGGTAGTCACGCGCGAGCGTGGTGAGCGCCGTGGTCGAGGTGCCGAGGCCGACGCTGGTCAGGCCGGAGCCGAAACCCTTGAGGGTCGCGCCGTCACCGATGCCGGCCATCATGGCCTCGAAGGAGGCGTTCGCCAGCGAGGCGAGGGCCGTGCTCTGGTAGATCAGCGTGCCGGCGAGGCCGTTCATGCGGACCTGCATGGTTTTCGCGTTGACGTTGTTGGTGAACGACGCCACGCCACGGATGCGCAGCCGGAAATTCGGCTTGAGCAGGCCCGGGGGCAGGCGGAACGTGGCGAGCACGACCTCGGAGGTGGTGCTCGGCGAGGCCAACACCGCTTGGCAGTTGACGATGCTGTCGAAGTTGGTGCCACCACCGGAGCCGGCACCGATATCGCTAACAGCGACGACGGCCCCCTGCGTGGCGCTGGTGACGCGCATCCACGCGTTGGTGAGCGCGCGGGCCGACTGCGCGTAGCCTTGCGCGGCGGCGACGGTCTGCCACGGCCCGGCGCTGGTGGGGGCCTGTTCGATGAGCACCGTGCCGCCCAGTACCTGCGGGGCAGCCATCAGC